GTATGCTGCCGTCAGCCTAGATTGTGCAGAGGCAAGGTCTGCATCATTCTTAGCTTTCGTTACATCAAACAAAGCTGTATTGCCGTTTTTGAGCAGCGCCTTTAGCTGCTCATTTTCCTGACGGATTGTTTGAGCAACATTGATGGCTTCTTGCTGCATACGCTGTGCAGCTTCAGCTTCTCTTCGTTTATCGTGGAACTCTCGCTTTAATTGACCGATACGATCCTGCGCTCTTTTTCCAAGCCCTTTGATCTCGTCATCTTCTTCAGCACTGTCAGAAGATTTATTGGCTACAAAGGGTTGGTCTTCTTCTGGTGTATCATCAATGACCTCAATCTCAAAAAGCTCTTCCTGAGCATCTTGAGTTACTTCTTGCTTTTCTTCTGACATGCCTAAGCCCTCTTTATGCCACGGGGATCATCCACCACGGCTTCAACATTATCATCGTTAATCAAACGAAACTCTTTTCCATGAATGCGGATACGAGTTCCTTGAAACGCTCGAAACAAAATAAAGTCGCCTTCTTTACAGTAGGCTCCTGATGGGAACTTCTTGTCGCCTTTGTAACAATCTGGACCCAACGACATCACAAAGCCGACCACCGTCGAGTACTCTTCGAGTTCTCTAACAAGGTCTGGTTTGATAATGCCACCCTCAGTGGTTTCTTCTATTTCAGGGAGAGCGATTAAAATCTTATAACCGCATGGCTTAGGAAGTTGAGAAGCTGTTTTCTTCTCTAGGTCTTTATTAAATTCGACAGTCGAATCCTTTTTCTCTTTGACTTTTGTCATGTTGTATTCCCTCGCGAGCAATGCTCGTTTCGCGCTGAATTGATACAGGCACAGCGGTTTCCTGTTTAGTCATCGTCTTCAAGTTTACTAGAAAGGTCTTTGAGTTCCCTTTCCACCATAGCAATGCCTTCAATGCGCCCAACCATACGGCTGTACTCATCAAAGTTTCTCGCACCACCAGATGCCAGATGGTCTGCGCCATCATTCAATTGTTCAGTAATAAACTTGTGTAGACGAATCAATATGTGATCCTGTCCTAAACTCACTTGCGATGTCTCCTCGTTTTCTTTGCGACTTTTTTTGGTTGGGGTACATACTGCTTCCCCTTTTTAGTTCCCGCTCTTTTTGCTCTTGTGGTTGCAGCATATTCTTTTGAACTCAAAGACTTGATTGCTGAAGAAGGAAGATACCTCTCCCCCGTTGCTTTTGGTCCTTGCGTCGAGGGCTTACCGGACTTGGTTCTCCACTTTTGTTTTGTCCAGTTCTTCAGCGACTTCTGTGATTTCTTGAGAGCCATCACTTTGCCTTATGGACTTTTTGAATTTCAAATGACGCTTTCTTGCTTGCACCTTTATGTGGCTTGTATCCACCGGGAGGGTTTTTCATCAGCTTGAAACCTTTGCCAGCTTTCATCCAATGATATCCCTTTGGTGCATCAACTGACTTCTTGCTCATTATTTATATCCTCCTCCAGCCTTCTTGTATTGCGAGGCAAGCATCTGGGCTTTTCGTGCCGACCATTGTCCCGGCTTGCCACCCTTTCCACCTGCCTTGATCTTATTGAAGAGACGCTTCCTCATGGTAGGCTTGGTATAGTTTCCTGCCTCATTAACCCGTGACTTAGCTTTCTTCTTTGCTGCCATCTTCTGCTGCCTCCAGTAAATCTTCTGCTATTTTTGCGCCAAGCTTTGCACCTTCAATCTTTTCTTTGGAAGATGTTTCTTTACTGTTTACTTCTGCCTTCATGCTTTCTGTCGCAATCTTGGCTCCGATCTGAGCGCCTGTAGTTTTTTCTTGAGACGCAATCCTTTTTCTTTCGGTCTCTGCCGTGGTTTGTGTCTTGAGAATGTCAGCTTCAACACGCATCTGATCTGCCTTTGCCTTGCGCTCAATGTCTGCTGCTTGCAACCGAAGCTCTTCTTGCTGCATTTGAACAACAGGGTCTTGAAGCTTTTGCATGTTTTCTTCTGCTTGTGCTTCAGCTACATCTTTCTTCAGAAGTTTTTCAGCGGCAGCAGCAACCAGACCAGCCAGTCTCTGTTCCACATCGCGTGGTAATGGCTCACCAATCGGGGGCAGTTCGACACCCAGTTGATCTTCAATCTCGTCACGATACTGGAATGCCAGATGTTCGCGAAGATGCGCTTCAAGTGCCGCTTGTATTGCATTTGCGTTAGGCGACTGCTCGACAAGCTTGAGTATCTTTGGGTCTTGTATGGCAGACATGTGGGTTCTGATGTGCGCTTCATGGTCCTGATAAGCAAAGGCTTTCACAGGCTTCATGTTAATGATGTTCATGTTTTCACTGACGGGGTCTTCTGGCATGACCTCAGCACCCACAGGAATAATCTTATCGACGTTTTGTATACCAAGCGTTTCAAGCATTTGCTTGTGCAACTGAGGAAGATCATACATTTGCGGTGCTTGCTGCGCCAACTGCAACGCTGCCTGATACTGCATAATCCGTTGCGCCATTGTCGTTGCGTTTGGATCAGACACAGGGATCACATCAATGCGATCATCAAAATCTTTCTTGCGACTTGCGTCTTTGTTTATCTCATAGTCATAAGCATCCGGTAAGAAATCTCTTATGACGTTTGCGAGTATCTTGAACTCGTTTCTGAGAGATGCGTGAAGCCTTGCCTGACAAGCAGACATTACTTTCATAGACCGCTCAAGTATGGCTAGGGTTGATCCAACGGGAGCCTGATTGGTCATCTCTCCGATATTCATGTCGGGGACAGCCGCATACTTACGGGCTTCGTCAACGATTGTGCCCAGTAACTGATAGAGGGTTCCAGACGGTTCCTTGTACGGCATGAAGCTGATGTTGTCTCGGATCGAACCACCGGGAACATCCACATCCCGAAACTCACCGGGTGATATGGGCGAATCATCCCCCTTGATACGCAGTCCTCTTGTCTTGAGACCTGCTGGTAGATTGCTCAATGTGCCAGCATCAACCAGTTGGCGCAGGATAGATGTAGCGGATTTAGCCATGCCGCCGATCATATGCGTCAGTCCCAGACCGTAGAAACCAAGTCCCGGCATAAATTTATAATGAGAGAAGTGCATACGGCGCATCTTGCGCTCGTCGTCTTTGTTCCAGTTCTTGCGTATGGAAAGTATCTCACGGGCTTGGCTATCGATGGTAACCACATACGGACATGCGATACCCGTAGGCTCTCCATCCTTCATGTCCTCATAGCCTTCAAGGTCAAGGTCTACATGCATTTCCAAAAGCGTGTATCGATCATCATACTCGACAGATGGGTCATCACCTTGGATACGATCATAGGCATTTTGTATTTTGCTGTAATCGGGAGACGGTTCTGACAAGTCAATATCACGATAAAAGCCAGCAACCTGAAGCTTTCTCACTTCGTTTGATGTCTTCTTCATGACGTGAGTAAAACGCTCACAGCTTCTCAGGTCCGTTGCGCCATAAGCAACAACCAAGTCTTCTGCTGGCACAAAGACAGCACAAGCTCTGCCCATATCCACATCGTAATAAATCTTCTTGAATGCAGAGCCAGCAAGGGGAAGGTGAAACAAAAGCTGCTCATGTTCACTGCGATAATCTGTCATGACTTCCGTTACTTGGAAGTTCATTTCGTTTTGCACACGAACTGCTTGCTCTTCCTTTTCTGTATTAATCTCTCCGATCACTTGGGTCTTTACAGGGCCAGATGCGGGAAAGGTTTCCATCATGGAATGCGCTTGATACCTGATAATACTTTCGGTGAGAACCGGATGAAAGACACCACAAGCGCCGGGGAATGGTTGGGTGCGGTCTTCAATCTTGAGGCCAAGAAGGTCGAGACCTTTGATGTATGTCATCTCCCAGTCTTTACGGGACATGCTGTCAGACTCGAACAAACCCACAAGGTCCGTTGCCAAGTTCTGAAGGTCTCCTTCTTCCATAAACTCTGCAAGGTTTGCGTTGTGCGCCTGACCATCCGCATCCTCATCTTCAGAGCGTGGATCAAACTCAATGATGACACCGCCATCTTCTGTCTCGATGGAAACAGCGTCCGGGTTCAAAACTCCTATTGATAGGTCAGGTTCTTCTTCCGTCTCAACTTCTACCGTTCCTTCCATCTCTTCGGGAAACGGTCCACTCACCAGAGGCTTTTCGATGGCCATCGTATCTTCCTTCCGATTAGTAATACTCTACAGTATCACGCCAATATTCCTGTTCCACCTCATCGCTCGCTGCGCGAACAAAGCCGCCTTGTCTAAAACGCAACAATGCTTGGGTGCTTGAATCAACTAAGTCATCGTGAGACCCCGATGGGAAAGACGCGAACTGTTCGATCACTTCCTCAGCCCATCTTGTTTCTGGTGCCCACACGATGCCCGAATAAAAAAGATCAGCAACCGCATTAACACGGGCGATCTTATCGTTACCACGGCTTGGCGTAAAGTCTGCAACGGGTATCCCCATTTGCCGTAATTCAAATATGAGTGGCAATCCTGTCGCCTTCGCTTCCACAATAAAAGCATCTGGTGACCAGTCAACATAATGTTCGTATGCTTTTTGTTTGAGTTCAGGAAACTCTAGGCGATCTTGAAATGCGTTCAGCATGATCAAATGATGCTTGTTGTCCTCTTCGTTGAACCACACACCCCATGTAGTGCAAGCTGAGAAGTCGCTTCTTTGTGTTTTCAGAAACGCCGTATCCCAAGACTGTATAATAAAATCACAAGGCGGTGGGTCATCACGTTCCCACCTTTGCCACCATTCCCTTTTGATGATGGCACCCTGTTCACTGGTTGGGTCTTGCTGATACTGGGCTGACCACTTCGAGACAGGCAGTTCATTCTTGAGGGTTTCGAGTTCTTCTATCTGCCAGAACTCAGGCCATAAGGCGTTTCCTGATGGCATGATGGCAGGAAGCTCAATAAGCTCCCACTCATCTGATCCGTGCCGTTCAATAGACGCTTTGAGAATTTGTCCTGTCAGATCACGTTGATGCCAC